AGGTCGCGCTGGAATGCATTAAGTTGTTTGATGAGAAGCAACTGGACTACGGGAGTTCGAACATTGCGGCCTCTGGCGAGATCGGGGTGGCAGTTCGGATTCAAGACAAAGCCAGCCGAATGCGCCACATAATACTTAAAGGGATGCGTGGCGATACTGGGGTGACTAACGAACCCTTGGTGGACTCGTACCAAGACACGGCTAACTACGGCATGATTGGGATGTTGTTGAATCGGAAGGTTTGGAAATAGAAGCGATGCGCTCTGTTGATAAAACTGGTGAAGGGTTCGTGTATTTTGTGACCGAGGAAACGCCCGGCGGGCTTGAGCATTTGAAAATTGGGCGGTCTAAAACCCCCGAAAATCGGATTGCAGATATGCAAATTGGGAACTCTCGACAGTTAACTTTGGTGGGTTGTTTAGAGGGGGGTGCAGACCTGGAGCGTTCGTTCCACCGTTTGTTCGGGCCGTTGCGCCACCGAGGGGAGTGGTTTCTGTACACGGAACCGTTAAAAGCAGTGGTGGGGTGTTTGGATTTCTGGAAACCGATTGAGGTGGTTGAAGTGGAGGAGCCTACCCAAGCGGAGCAGCCGCCCCTTGCGCTGCCCTTCGGCGCACTTAAAGAAACCACTTTAATAGAAGTTAATGGTGAAACTCGGACATTAGCCGAGTGCATATGTGTTGCGGCCATGCAGAATCGGCCAAGCTGGAAATAGATGGCCTTCACCCCCACAGAACACCCCGTGTTGGTAGTGCCCTCGCAGGAGAAGATGCGAGAGTTCGCCGACCGTGGACCGAAGGGGTTGGACGAGTTAGCCCGCGCACTGGAACAACGGGAGGAGTTAATCCGCTTGGAGAAATCCGACCCCTACCGATACGGGTTTGAACCCCCGAACTGGAAAGACGCGGACGAATTGTGGAAGGGGGTTGGTGAGTTACTGATCCAAGGGGGTAACCGGGCTGGAAAATCTGAATTCGCCGCCAAAAGGATCATCCAAGTAATGACGGCCAAGAAGGGGTCGAAGGTCTGGGTGTTGGGGATGACCGCGCAGTCCAGCATCCGAGATCAGCAACAACTTGTTCATAAGTACATCCCGGCCGAGTGGAAGAACATTAAGAAGGGGAAAGTGCAGAACGTCAGTTTTTCCCAGAAGAATGGCTTCACCGAAAACACCTTCATCCTACCCAACGGTTCCCAGTGTTGGTTTATGAATTACTCACAGGAAATGCGAGTGATTGAGGGTGGAGAGGTGGACATGATCTGGTGTGATGAGCTTGTACCAATCACATGGGTGGAGACGCTTCGATTCAGATTGGTGACCCGCGCTGGCAGCCACAAATTATCCGGCCGCCTCTTAATAACCTTCACCCCGGTGGACGGGTACACCCCAACCGTTAAGGAATATTTAAACGGTATGGATATTCTGGAGACGAGGCCGAGTCCGTTGTTGCCGAATAATGTGAATGTGGGCGGCTGCCCGGTGGGCCAGATGCCGTACACGGCGAAGAACCGGAAGGACAACGGCCGCATCATCTGGTTCTTCACGGCGATGAACCCGTACAACCCCTATTCGGAGATGGTGAAAACCTTGAAGGGGGAAACCAGTATTCAGGTTAAGTTGCGTGCATACGGGTATGCAGAGAACTTGACGGGGAACCAATTTCCCAAATTCTGCCACGTTCACATACTGGACGCTGATAAAATACCGGAGGGCACGAATTATTTGTCCTCCGACCCCGCGTGGAATCGGAATTGGTTTATCCTGTGGCTGCGCGTGGATGAGAAGGGGCGCAAGTATATTTATCGGGAGTGGCCCAACCGTGACACGTTTGGGGAGTGGGCAATCCCCGGTGAGAAAGCAGATGGGGCAATCGGCCCGGCCCAGAGCATTGGCGGCGGACGCGGCGTGGACGAGATTAAAGATTTGATTACCGAACTGGAAAATGGCGAGGAAATTGAGGAGAGATACATCGATCCCCGTGCGGGCGCGACACAGGCGGCTGGGCGCGAGGGCGGAACGTCGATTATTGACTTACTGGCGGAGGGGGAGAACCCGATGTATTTTAGTCAAGCGGCTGGAATCTCGGTAGCGAATGGGCTGACCATTATTAATGATTGGCTGAACTACGACCAGAGTTCCCCGGTGGACGTAATGAATGAGCCTAATCTGTACATTAGCCGGGACTGCGGAAATTTGATTTATTCCTTGCAGGAGTGGACAAACCGAGACGGGGAGCGCGGAGCCTCCAAAGACCCCGTGGATACTTTGAGATATTTAGCCGTAATGGAACCCATCCACGTTACGGCCGAGACATTTGCAGGGACGGGAATTCGAGGGTATTGATGATTTCGGCTTTGCCACTACTGTTGACGCCGAGTCAGGCTGAAGAACTGACCGGGTTGGAACGTAAATATCTGGCCAAGTTGGCCGAAGACGGAAAAGTAAAAATTTACAGAACTACGGGTAACCAGAGACGATATTACAAGTCGTCTCTATTAACGTATTTTAATCATGGAAACAAACGATGAGATGGCACGGGCGAGTGATACGCCCGATGTGAGAGAGTTAGCGAAGGAGTATAACCGTTCTTTGAACGAGGGGTACTCCTTGGAACGAGTAACCGAACTGGACGATGTGCGGTTTACTAGATGGGCGTCACAGAGTGATGACGGTAAGAAGCACGATGCGAACATGAAGGAGGGGGCGCAGGCATTCCCGTGGGACGGCGCGAGTGACACCCGCATCCCGTTGGCCGATTCCATCATCAACGACACGGTGGACATACTGTCCACGGCCTTTAGCCGGGCGACCTTGAAGGTTGGCGGCACGGAGATTAAGGACGCCGAAACGGCAGCCGTGGCGAACAACTTAATGCGGTGGCAGATGGACACAAAGTTGTACCACACACTAAACCGCGAATCTGAACTGCTCGCCCAATATGGACAGCAATATGGGTGGAGTGCTTTGTTTGTGGGTTGGGAGCAGAAGAGTGCTTTGAAGCCGCGCCAGATCACGATGGACGAGATCATGCAGATGTCGGATCAGATGGAGGAGGGGAACCCGTTGAAGGATTTGCCCGAACTCATCATGGACGCGGAGCAGGAGGATGTTGTGGTTGGGATTATCCAAGCGCAGTTTCCCGGTCTGGAGGCGAAGGAAGCTAGATCGGCCATTCGCGATTTACGGAATACCGGGCAGACAGAAATACCGGAGGCGTATATTGCGGTGAACCAACCGACTATTGTGGCGTTGAAGCCGTGGGAGGAAATTTCATTCCCGCCGGAAACGGTGGACTTGCAGTCGGCCCGTGTGATATTCCGCCGGACATTTTTGACCGAGGCCGAGTTGCGGGCGAAAGTGGTGGACGAAGGATGGGATGAGGCGTGGGTGGAGGAAGCCGTTAAGACGGCCGGTCGATCCAGCGAGTTTCACGATTTCAGTCAAACAGTTACGGACTTGACGTTGAACGAGTCCATGACCATGTACGACAACCTAATCGAGGTGGTGTATGCGTACAGTCGGCAGGGCGACAAGAATGGAGTGCCGGGGATTTACTTCACCGTGTTCAACCCCATCATGTCGATGCACAGCAGTGGCGACGAGTTGTATGCCAAGCACGAATTACTGGACTACATCCACTGCCGGTATCCGTTTGTGGAATACCGCCGGGAACGGTTGAAACGCCGCGTCACGGAGAGCCGTGGAGTGCCGGACATTTGCCGAACGTGGCAGAACGAGATCAAGACGCAGCGGGACTCTATTTTCGATTCAACCAGTTTTGAGACGCTACCTCCCATCATGGTAAGCAAGCGGATTGGGGTGGCGAACAAGATTGGCCCGGCCGTTCAGTTGCCGGTGACCAAGCCGGGCGAGTATGAGTTTATGAACCCGCCCGCGCGAACCCCGAACACCGCGCTTAATCTGATCGACATTGTGGCGAGACAGGCTGACGAATATTTCGGGCGAGCCAATGCGGCCGTTCCAACCACGCAGACCCAGTTAAAACAGCAACGACTTGTGAATAACTGGTTAACAGTGTGGACGGAGGCATACCAGCAGATGTTCCAGTTGAGTTTGCAGTTTTTGTCGCCGGAAGAAATCCAGCGGATCACTGGAACCACCACCGTCCCAGAAAGCGACATGATGCAGTTCGACTTCGTTTTGAAGTTTGATGTGCGCGAACTGGACACCGAATATGTCAACACGAAACTGGCGAGCATCGCGCAGTATGTTGTGCCGCAGGATGTCGGTGGAGTGCTGGACAGGAACAAGTTGGTGGAGATGATTACGCGCTCCATTTCACCGGACATTGCGGAGGAACTGGTTACGGACAAGACCACAGCATCCCAGAAAATGTACGAGGATGTGAAGGCCGATGTTGGAGGCATGATGTTGGGAATGGAGCCGCAATATGTGGAGAACGACCCAGCCGCCCAAACCAAGATGCAGTACGCGCAGGAAATTGTGGGGCGCAACCCGAAGGCGCAACAGGCGTTGCAGGGTGACGAACTGTTTACACAACTGTTCGAAAACTACTCCAAGAACCTCCAGATGTCCGTTATGCAGCAGCAGAACGCGCAGATCGGACGAATCGGCGTTAACCAGATAACATGAACCAGAACCTAGCACCTTTTCAGTTTGAGAATAGCGTCTTGTGGGATGCGGTTCTTGACAACATGGGAGCGGCCGTGGATGTGGAGACTTCACAGGCAATTGCTGGAGAAACGCAGGGTGAAGAACGAGTTCATCAGTGTGGACGAGCGGCCGGACTGTCGGATTTCATGGCGCACTTGGTTCATTTGCGGGAAACCGCGCGCAATAGTTTGAATTAAAAACCAGACAAAACCTAACACACCCGTCCTCAACCCCCGCGTTTGCCAGATTTCCTTTTGGTGACCGGGGGTTTTCTGCGTCTATAGCGGGTAAGAGGTTCTGTGGGCCTCTATAAACATTCCCTGTTTGCCCCCTTGCCGGGCTTAAAAATTGCATGAGTGAAAACAAAGTAGCTGAAGGTGATAGCCCTTCAGAATCGACGGAAGCTATCGGAGTCGATCCTAGTCAGGCGACTGACATTGATGGGTTGGCGGGGCAACTGGAAAGGTTGTTGACCCCAGAACCGGAACCAGCACCGGCCGCCGAGGAATCGGTGGATAACGCGGAAAATGAGGAGTCTCCTCCCGAAGGATCGTCGAGTGACGAACAACCGGAGGAAGGAGAAGCTGAAGAAGTTCTTTCTCAGACTGAATCAGAAGATTCTGCGGAAGTTGAACCGGCGGCAGATGCCGATTCTCCCAGCCCCCAAAAAGGGCTGTTAAAGAGGATCGACAAATTAACTGCAAAACGCCGTGTTGCTGAAGGCAGGGTGGATGATCTGGAATCGGAGGTTAAGAGTCTACGGGAGCAGTTGGAGTCCAAGGAAGAATTGCCTGAACTGGCCAACATACCAAGCTCGAATCCGTACAGTAACTTGACATCGCAAC